CCGGCTGTCGCCGCTTCGCCTCGATGCCTTCGAGCCACCGCTGCGGGATGCCCATCGGGGCTACGCCCTCGAACGGGTCCGAGCTGAGTTCCCATCGGTACTCTCGCCCTTCGATGCGCGAAGGGAACGCGACGAAGTAACGGCCATCGGAGAGAAGGTCGATGCCGTCGCGCAGCTTGCACGACTTGACGCCCTCGACGTACGCGGCGAGGTAGTGCTGACCACCGCCTGCCGTGAGCTGCACCGCGCCGTCAGGCTGCGCGCCTCGCTCGTCGGTCCACGCGCTCCACGAGTCGTCGCCACCGTTGCGCGGGTCGATGTCGAACACCACGAGCCCCGAGACCGCGCCGCAGGCGATGCCCACGTTCCGGTCGTCGTGGCCCTCGAACCATCGACGAATGGTCGCCTCGTCCGTCGTCGCGTCGTTGACGCCGTGTTGCGTCGCGGGCAGCTTGCCGTTCGGCACGATGGGCAGGACGGGCCAGCCCCACGAGGCATAGGCGAGCGCGGCATCGAGCGGGCTCACTTGGCCACCGCCTTCGCCAGCCCCCAGAACGCCCGCGCCTGGTGCTGCTCGGCGTAGAGGCGCACCTCTGCCGCTCGGATGGCGTGCGCGCGATCCTCGACACGCACGATGCGCTCGAACAGCCAGTCTCCGATGATGGCGCGCGCCTGCTTTTCGTCTGCGTTCATGGTCGCGCCTCCAGATAGGCGCTCAGCGCCACCAGCGTCGCGTGCTTCGGGTTCGCGTTCGCTCCGCTCCTGATGCGCGCGATCGAGTTGACGTGCAGCCCCGTCGCCTCGGCCACGATGTCGAGCCGCCGATCAGCGAGCCGTTCCTTGATTTCTTCGAGCGTCAACATGGTTCGAGCCTCCTGCGGCGCATCCTACCACTGTTCGTAGTCTACAGCGCAAGAAATAAAAAACGCACGTCGATGTCGATTGTCTTCGACAACGGGAACGCACTCGCGTAGAAACAACACATCGCCCAAACGGAATCACCCGACCGAGGCGATGAGGAACGAAACGATGATTCTCTTCCACGGCACGAACAACGCCACCCTCGTTATGCACGCCGGCCTTTGCCTCACCGACGATCGCCGCATCGCGGCCGAGTATGGCGCGAACGTCCACGAAATCGAGGTGTCCGGCGAGGCGCTGCGCGTCGAGGTGTCCCGCGAGGACCGCGACAACATGGTCTACCCCGGCGACCGGCAGTCCGAACTCGCCGCTTGGGCTGCGGCCGGCTACGCGATGATCCGCTACGAGGACGAGACCGCGAGCGGGCGCCAGCACACGACGTGGCGCCTCTGCGCGTGAGGCGCACCGCCACTCAGCGCAGCCCATGAGGGAAATGCGGGGCTCGATGCCCCGCCTGCGCACCCCGACAAACCCGAATCACCGGACCAGTCGGAGCAAGGATCGAACATGAAGGCAAAGTTGCACAAAGACGGGAGCGTCACCCACTGGTCGACCTACTCCCAAATGTGGAGGCGTGCGCACGGCATCTCGAACGCCGACCTCGCCGCGATGCAGCCCGAGGAGCGCACGCGCGTCATGCGGCACCTCCAGAAGCACGCGAACCGCTTCGCCGAGGAGAGCTGAGATGGCCATCAGCATCAAACGCACCCGCGAAGCGCACGCCAACGGCGTGAAGCTCCTCGTCTTCGGCGCTGCCGGCGCAGGCAAGACGAGCCTGATCCGCACGCTTCCAAACCCCATCATCATCAGTGCGGAGGCGGGCCTCCTGAGCCTCGTCGGCGAGGACCTGCCGTACGTCGAGGTGTCGAGCATGGCGACGCTGCGCGAGGCGTACGAGTGGCTCGCAGGCTCCGACGAGGCCCGCGGCTTCGAGTCGGTCGCCGTCGACTCCATCAGCGAGATCGCCGAGGTCGTCCTCAACTACGAAAAGAAGATCGCCAAAGACCCCAGGCAGGCGTACGGCGCGATGCAGGAGCAGATGACGGACCTCATCCGCGCCTTCCGCGACCTGCCCGGCCGCCATGTTTACATGTCCGCGAAGCTGGAGAAGTCGACGGACGAGATGGGCAAGGTCTTCTACGCGCCGTCGATGCCCGGCAACAAGACCGGGCAACAGCTGCCCTACTTCTTCGACGAGGTGCTCGCACTCCGAGTCGAGAAGGACGCCGACGGCGTTCCGCAGCGCGCGCTCATGGCGCACCCGGACGGCCTCTGGACGGCGAAGGACCGCAGCGGTCGCCTCGACGCCTGGGAAGCGCCGGACCTCGGCGCGGTCATCCGCAAGATTGCGGGGACGCCATGAGTCGCGAACTCGACGACCTCGCGCATCAATGGTGCATCGCCAAGGCCGAAGAGGCGAACGCGGTGGCGCATCGCCGCACCATCGAAGACCGCCTCGTTGAGCTCCTCGCCCTCGACGAGGGCAAAGAGGGCACGACCAACGCGAAGACCGAGCAGGGCTACGCCATCAAGGTCGTCGGTCGCATGAACCGCAAGGTCGACGCCGACAAGCTGCAAGAACTCGCAGCCGAGCACGGCCTCTCCGAGCACCTCGGAAGCCTCTTTCGCTGGTCGGCGGACATCAACGCCGCAGCCTGGAAAGCCGCCGCACCAACGATCACCGCGCCGCTCCTCGGCGCCATCACCACGACGCCGGGTCGCCCGTCGTTTTCCATCACCGCTCCCAGCAAGAAAGACTGAACAATGGCATCATTCGACTTCAACCCGTCCGACGTTCCCGCCACCGAGAAGTCCTTCGAGGTGCTCGCCCCCGGCTGGTACACCGCCAGCGTCACCGGCGCCGAGGTGAAGGCCACGAAGAGCGGAACGGGTCAGTACCTCCGCGTGGAGTACACGATCTCGGGGCCGAGCGGCGCAGGCCGCAAGGTCTGGTCGAACTACAACGTCAGGAATGAGAACCCGAAGGCCGAGAGCATCGGGCGCGAGCAGCTCGCGGAACTCTGCCGCTGCGTCGGCCTCGCCCGCGTCAACGATACCGACCAGCTCCTCGGAGCGAACGTCAGCGTCAAGCTCAAGGTGCGCGACGCCGCCAACGGTTACGAGGCGTCCAACGAGGTGCAGGCCCACAAGGCCCTCGAAGGCTCCGCGCCGCCCGCCCCTGCTGCTGCGAAGGCTGCTGCACCGGCGAAGGCCGGGCCGAAGCCGCCCTGGGCGAAGTGACGCGCACGTAGTGCGAAGAAGTGAGGGCCGCCGCCGGAAGGCGTTCGACGGCGGTCCTCGCTGTTTCCGATAGCACCAGCCAGAGCAAGAAGGCCATGAAGATTCCCGAACCACAGAACACCATCACCGCGCTCATCGACGCAGCGCACGAGGCGAAGCGCGCATCGCACAAGGAGGCGTTCCGCCCGCACATGGGCGCGTCGACGCTCGGCGAGAAGTGCGAGCGTAAGCTCTGGCTCAGCTTCAGGTGGGCCGTGCGCGAGCAGTTCCCAGGGCGGATTCTTCGCGTCTTCCGTCGCGGGCACCGCGAGGAGGAGACGGTCGTCGAAGACCTGCGCGCCATCGGCATGAAGGTGCGCGCCACCGGCGCAGACCAGACGCGCGTCGAGTTCGGCTCGCACGTCTCGGGGTCGATCGACGGCATCATCACCGCAGGCGTGCCCGAGGCCCCAAAGGCTGCGCACGTTCTCGAAATCAAGACGCACTCGAAGAAGTCGTGGGAAGACGTCGAAAAGCAGGGCGTCGAGAAGTCGCAGCCGAAGCACTACACCCAGATGCAAGTGTACATGCGCGGAACCGGCGTCGACCGGGCGCTCTACGTTGCAGTCTGCAAGGACGATGACCGCCTGTACACCGAGCGCGTGCGCTACGACCGCGAGTACGCGGAGCGCGCCATCGAACGCGGTCAGCGCATCGCGCTCTCCGACGAGATGCCGCCGCCCATCAGCACGGACCCGACTTGGTACGAGTGCAAGTGGTGCAGCGCGCACGACCTCTGCCATGGGTCGGGCGTGGTTCGCGAAGTAAATTGCAGGACGTGCGCGCACTCGACGGCAACGGAGGAAAGCGTTTGGACGTGCGCGCGACACGGCGAGAACGTCATCCCGACCGACTGGCAACGCGAGGCGCACGACTGCCATGCGCTGCACTTCGATCTCGTGCCATTCGAGTTCGTAGGCGTGCGGGACTGGGCGATCGTCTTCCGCATCGACGGCGCAGAAGTCGTCAACGGCCCCGGCGGGTTCAGCTCGTCTGAAATCGTCGCGAATCCGAGGGCCTGCGTTGACCCTGACGTGGTGAGGCTGCGCATGAAGTTCGGCGGAAGGATTCTCGCGTGAGCGCGTCGACGTCGACCGTCAAGCTCCGGGACTACCAACAACGCGCCATCAACCAGCTCTACTCCTGGTTCGAGTCGCACCCGAGCGGGCACCCGTGCCTCGTGCTTCCGACGGGCGCGGGCAAATCGCACATCGTCGCCGCGCTTTGCCGCGACGCGCTCACGAGCTGGCCGGAGACGCGCGTGCTCATGCTCACGCACGTCAAGGAACTCATCGAGCAGAACGCCGAGAAGATGCGTCAGCACTGGCCAGGCGCCCCCATGGGCATCTACTCGGCGAGCATCGGACGGAAGGAACTCGGCGAGCCCATCACCTTTGCGGGCATCCAGTCGATTCGAAAGCGCGCCGCCGAGGTCGGTCACGTTGATCTCGTCATCATCGACGAGTGCCATCTCGTCAGCCACAAGGATGAGGGCGGATACCGCACCTTCATCGCCGACCTCGTGCGCATCAACCCTGCGCTCCGCGTCGTCGGTCTCACCGCGACGCCGTACCGTCTCGGGCACGGCCTCATCACCGACGAGCCTGCGCTCTTCGCCGACCTCATCGAGCCGGTGAGCATCGAGGAACTCGTGCACAAGCGCCACCTGGCCCCGCTGCGCTCGAAGGTCACGCAGGCGAAGCTCGACACGGCGGGCGTGCACAAGCGCGGCGGCGAGTACATCGAATCCGAACTGCAAGCGGCGGTCGACACCGCCGACAAAAACGCCGCCGTCGTGCGCGAGGTTCTCGCGCTCGCAGGCGACCGAAAGAGCTGGCTCTTCTTCTGCTGCGGCGTCGAGCACGCGAAGCACGTTTGCGACGCACTACAGGCCGAAGGCGTCGCCGCTGCGTGCGTGACAGGCGAGACACCGAAGGCCGAGCGTCAGCGCATCCTAGCGGCGTTTAAGCGCGGAGAGCTGCGCGCCCTCACGAACGCGAACGTGCTCACGACGGGGTTCGACGCCCCGAACATCGACCTGATCGCGATGCTTCGCCCGACGCTCTCGCCGAGCCTCTACGTGCAGATGGCGGGACGCGGGCTCAGGCCGAAGGCGCACACCGATCACTGCCTCGTGCTCGACTTCGCTGGCGTCGTCGCAACGCACGGCCCCATCACCGCCGTGCAGCCGCCGGACAAGGCTGGCGAGGGCGACGGCGAGCCACCCGTGAAGGTCTGCGACGAGTGCGGCGAACTCGTGCACCCGACGGCGCGCGTGTGCCCATCGTGCGGCTTCGAGTTCCCGCCGCCGAAGGAGAAGAAGTTCGCGCTCAGGAACGACGACATCATGGGCGCTGAAGGCTCGGATCTCATCGTTACCGAGTGGGACTGGCGTAGGCACGTCAGCGCGTCGAGCGGCCTCGAAATGCTGCGCGTGCGCTACTACGGCGGGATCGCCGAGAAGCCCATCGACGAGTACCTGACGATCGCGCATCCTGGCTACGCTGGCGACAAGGCGCGCCGCTCGCTCGCGACCATCGCGCAGAGCGCAGGTACTTCGCCAGGCTGGGCGCTTGAAAACAACATCGACGCGATCGCCGCTGCGATGAACGATGCGAAGCCGCCGCGCGTGGTGACGTTCGAGCGTGATGGGAAGTTTTTCAGGGTACGGAGGCGCGAATGGTGAAGCTGAAGACGATCAGAGAGTGGCGCTCGGTCGTGAATAATCCGCCGCGCTGCTGCGTGAACTGCGACCACTACACCGATGCTTACTGGAGCACTGACGAGATATGCAAAAGGTACAACGCAAACCCTCCGCAGGAATACGCCGAGTCGGAAAACGATTGCCCCGAGTGGGTGCAGATGATTCCGTTTTGACCGAGCGAATTCCCACCGAGCACGAAGAGCAACGCAACCTCGTCCGATGGTTCCGCCAGACGTACGGGCTCGTGAGCAAGGGCGGGGTGCGCATCTTCGCCATCCCAAACGGCTCGCAGCGCAGCCGAACGACCGGCGCGAAGCTGAAGGCCGAAGGCGTCAGCGCCGGAGTGCCTGACCTCTTCATCCCGGCCTTCTCGCTCTGGATCGAGATGAAGCGCTCCGAGGGCGGAAGCGTGTCCGCCGAACAACGCGACTGGCACACTTACCTGCGGAGCATCGGCCACACGGTGCTCGTTTGCCGTGGCTTTTCCCACGCGAAAGAAGAAATCGAAGCCTTCGTGAGAAAGATGTAGACGAGAGTTCTTTTCTCTCGTAGAACATCACTCGTCGACGCAATCGCGACGACGCCGCCGAACGGGCGGGGAACTGAGAAAGGCAACGACGACGGACAAGGTTACTCTTCACCGCGACGGCAGCATCACCTTCTGGTCGGTCTACAACCAGTGCTGGACGCGCACCGTGCGCGTCTCCGATCGCGAGCTGGCCGCGATGCACGCCGACGACCGCAAGCGCGTGCTGCGTCAGATGGCGCG